GTGTTGCACTTCCAGATGTATCCTCACTAGTTCCAATCTTTTCGTCAATCCCCGTGACCTTCGTCAGCACCTCTGCCAGTTTTCCCACCAGCACATTTTTCAACTGTGCCAGCCTTCCAAACAATGTAGGCTGTGTGTCGGCGTCACTTTCTTCACCGATTTTATTGTTGATTTCATTTACCGTTGCCTGTTGAGCTACATCCTGCAATTTAACATTGACATCACCCATTCCTGTGTTCAATTCTTCCACATCTTCGATGATCTGTGTTGCCTTCTGGGACAGTGTTCCGGTTTTACTGGGTGTATTATTGACAGCAACTTGCGTTTTAATTTCATTTCCATAGTTAGCCGCTTCTGTGGCTTTCGTACTTGCAGTTGCAGCATTTGTGTCAATGGAATCAATTTTCGCAGCCCTTGCCGCTGTCCATTGTGCAACATGCGCCGCAATGTCCGAAATAATCTTGTTCAGTTTCGCAAACTCAGAACCAGCCGTAGAACTGCCACCTGTATCTGCTGTTTCACCGATTTTTGTTGATAGACCACTTGTATTCGTATTGATGGTATCAACGACTACTTTCGTCGCGTCCAGCGTTTCTTTGTCGGCAATATTGACCTTTCCAGAACCGTCCACAGCATCCAGCGACAAAGTACCATTTGTCATTTTCCACTGGTATTTTTTCAAATCGCCGCTGTCCACAATATAGCGTACTTCTTCAATCTCTTGCCGTAGTTCAGCGACAGTATCGTTAAACACAGGAATTGTTACATACAGCCCCGTTTCGACCGTCAAACTAACCTGTGTATCATTTCCGATGTATACCAGCAAATCCAGCTGACGTTCCACCACAGTTCCAGTACCGTATGCCGGTATCAATTCCGCATTGTCGCCCGCGTTTCCGTATGAATACAGAACTTCTTCCGTTTCATGGTCAACGCCACCTTCTTCGTTGAAATATACGCCCTTTGCATACATGGCAAGTTCCCGGTAATAAAAAGCTTCTGTAATATCCTCATTTGTGAAAATAGCCCCGAAAATCGCGTCACCGTTCGGATTTTTCATTGCCTTGTTCAGCTGCAACTCTTTTACAACTTCTGCAACATCCGTCATGGTGCGTGTGGTTTTTCCGGCTGGCATGTAGCCTTTGCCGATAACGATTTTTGTTGGTACGAAAGACGCGCCCATCTGAATGTCGCCTAACAGCAATCGCCCAACATCAGTTACATTATTGTCATAAAACGAACTCATGCGGCATGTTCCCCCTTTCTGCTTTCTTTTTTAGTTGAATTTCTTCCCTAATCTGATGGTTTCAAACGATACTTCATGATACCCAACGCCCGTGTGCATCTGCATACGACCTGTCAACGTGATAAAAATACCGTCCAAGTGAGAGGAACCACGTTTGACTTTGCTAAGAATATCAAGGAACTGCTGCAACCGTTCATTCGTGATTGTGGGGTTTGAACTGAATATTTTGAAATGTCCGGCTTCACCGTCATATTCAAACCATTCCTGAATATATCCGTCACCAAAATAGGTGTTAATGACATTCTCAACCGCCCATTTTGTACCCAGTTTGGCGTAAACCTTGTCGCTGTTTTTAATCAGGTCACGTTTCACGCTGATCGGCTCTGATTTCAGATACCATGTGATATTCAATTCGTCCGCCAGCCTGTCCAATTCATCTTCAGGCAATTTATCTATTTTGTCCCATGTCGTCATGTACTGCGCTGAATTGTGCAGTTTTTTTATGATTTCATCTGTTGCCAGCGACAGACCGATGATAGCCCCATCCTGACGCATAAACTGCGGTAACAGTTTGCGAAACTCCATATCACCTAACTTCATGCCTTCACACCACCAATCACAACATGGGAAACGGTCAGAGTGCCTGAAAATTTCGCCACTTTGTCCACGTCAAGTTCTGTGAATACAGGGGAAACAATGTCCACACGTTCCACCGCTTCACTGCCATTTTTCGGCGCAAGAATGGATTTTTTCAGCTGGTCTGGGTTGATGTCACGACCTAACGCGCCACACTGCCACGCCTGATACTGCTCTAATGCGCCGCCTTCCCCTTCCACAATAGTGATTGCGTCCGCTTCGTTGTCTAACGTGCAGTAGTATTTGATGTTAATATCATAGGTCACCTGTTCAGGGGCTTTCACCGTGACAATGTCCGTCATGGGGCGTATGTCGTCAGCAAAGACATCTTTTACTTTCTGGATAGTATCTTCGTCCGGTATCGTTCCGCCCTCCATCAGTGGCACAATGACAATGTTGTTTGCCGTTGGCGAACTGATGTTAACGTCAATAATATCGGGGTCTGCTGACAGTGCGTAGTACCGATATGCTGCCAAAGGTCCTGCAACGGAAAATGAGGACGGCGCAAGGCGTATCCGCTCCCGAAAACGGTCGTCCCCTTCTGTGGTATAGGGTTCCCCGTCATCGCCGCCGGTGGTGCCCTTCAGATTGCTGACGCTTGCTACATAAGGAATCAAGTCCACCAATGTTTTGATGGTCCCTGCCGCCATGTTGTTATAGTCGCTGCCGGCTGTGGTACAGACTGCCAGCACATCTCGAAAAGTTTCTCCTGCCGGAATGACAGCCGTTTCTTTTGTGGCAAAATATATGCTGCCGTCCGGTGTGATTCGGGTACCAGCAGGAATGATGATGTTTTGGGACTGTGGCGCGCTGAGGGTAAACCGAAAGGTATCGTATGCCGGAGCTGGCTCCAGACGTTTGGTGCCTACCCGCTCGCCCAAAGCATCCAAAACCACACCTCTGGCATATTGCAAAGTACGCTGTTTGGCTGTGTCATTCATTTCGTGATAGACATTCACCAGCACAAAAACCAAAGCTTCCCCATAAATCCGCCGCTCGTCACCGGGATATAAAGGCTCGTTGACACTGCCCATGAGCCATTCCATGACGGTATTGTAAATCTCCGCCGCGTCAGTATTGACAAAATCAAATTCCTGTGCCATTTCCTATCTTCACCACCTTTTATACATTAGAAATAAGGGCGGTCAGTTTAAAACTTCCGTCCTTCTGTTCTATTACTGATATTTCGATATTCTCAACATCCACACGCGGTTCATAGGTTTCTATAACCCAGCGTGCGTCCTCTTTCAATGCAATAACGGCTTCGTCCCTCGGCTTGTCGAATAAACGGGCATTAATTCCCTTTACGCGCTCCATGGCGTTTTCACCGCGAATGATGGAAAGAAGGTTTTCAACACATTGTTTCGGTGTTCCGTTTCCCGATGATTTCATAACTTAGCCACCCCCTTTATGCTGTTTCCATAGGGGGTCTTTCTTCCTTTGTCCGTGGAAGATGCTTTTGTATTAAGTGCTTCTTTTTTCTTTGCTTCGATATTCGCCGTCATGCTCTTTTTGGCTATTGTTGTGCTTTTACTGGAACTCGTTGAACTTCCGCTTTTTGCGGAACTAGTCCCTTTACTGCTACTTGTCGTCGTTGCTTTCGCCGTTGCCGCAGCGTTCGCAGCAATGTATTCCGAAAATGTAAATGACAGTGTCGCAGCAAGGAAATTCCCTTCCAGATCAAGAACGGTTTCGGAAATTGAAACACTCTCAAGCTGGAAATTACCCGCACCGAAACTTGCACCGCCAATAATAAGGGGGTGTGCTTCTCCTACCAGCTTGCGCCAACTCCCAAACTCTCCCCGGACGTTGATACCCGCAGCCGCCAGAATACGGCTACTGAAAGTTATCTGTTCCAACTCTCTGCCGCGGGTATTTACAGGGCTTGTACCGCTCGTGTCACTGTTTGCGTCAGATTTCAGCTTGAATTCTGTTGAAAAATCGGAAAGCGGGTATATTTTTTTTGTTGTTGTTTCAAATTTTTTCGTTCCCCAGCTTGCAATCACACCCATGCAGTTTCACCATCCTTTCTACTTCGGCGCGTCTGTGTCGTCGCTGCCTTTGGTTACGCCGCTATGAACATGACCTTTCAGGCTAACACCGTCAGCCGTCACGTCGCCGCTGGAACTCATACCGCTTGCGGACACGCTTCCCGTTGCGGTAATGCTGCCCGTAAGGGATATATTCCCCTGCACATTTACGTCACCGCCGCCAGCCGCAGAAATACCGCCTGTTGCAGTAATGCCGCTGTCAGCCGTCAGGTGTTGCGTCATGTGGGTGGTTCCTTCCACCGTCAATTCTCTGTATATTTTATGGTTCCATTCCCCGTCCAATCGGGCAAGGATAATGCCCGTATTATCCGGGAAAGTCGAATAAACAACGGGCATGTTTGGTTCCAAGCATTCAAGGAGGAAGTACGGGACAACCAGAGGGAAAGACACGTTTCCGCTCGATTCCTGCGGGATAACGATTGCCTTTTTCCCTCCTTCCGTAAGGGATGAAATAAATCCTTTGTTAATCACTCCGCATACCTCCTTTCAGTATCCTTCCAACGGTTTTCTAAAAAAGACCTTGCTTTTTCCGTTTGCATAGTCGTTTCTTACATGCGTCAAAAATACCGCACCATTCCATGACGGTGCGCGGTAATTTTCCAGTGCTGCCGTACTTGCCGCCGCAAACTCCGGCATGATTCGGCTGTAAATGTACCCGTTCAACATCCCTTTGTTTACGCTTCGCAATAGATTCATAGCGTACCTGTCCGCTTCTACCTGATTGGACATGGTTATAGGTATGTTCATTTCTGGCACATACTTACGTGTTGCACCGTTCCCGGCTGTATATGTTCCCTTATACAATCCTCTTTCAATCAGGCAGGAACCATACAACCGCGCCGAATTATCAATGAATTTGTAATCACCATCTAACGTGATAGTTATTGTTTTTACGGGTGCAATACCCTCCATGTAGGACTGCGAATACATTACAAGAACGCCGTCAAAGACAAGGTATGCGCATCCCTCAAGAGTGCATAACCTTTGAAAAAATGCAAAGTCGGTTTCATTGGTCTGCAAGATATAATCATACTGCACGTCAGTCACGCCGTATGACTGAAACCCAAGACCATGATTTCCTGCAATCTCCTTCCCGATCTGCGAAAGGAATATCTTCTGCCATGCCTTACTTTTGCCTTCCTTTGCTGAAGGTGGGATTGACGTTGCAACGATTGTATAAAGACCATTTTCAGGTGTTGCGCTGTCGACGAACATCTTACCCGTCCCTATACTGCCGTATGAAACAGAGATTTCGTCACCCACTTTTGGCTGCCAGACATCCCATTGGTTCTGTGGGTCGTTGAAACGGATATGCAGGGTATCGCTTCTGCCCTCACAGTACATATCGTGATAGCAGCGGTTTACAGAAACGTCTTTTGTTATATCGACACCGCGAAATTTAACTTCAATCAAGACGTTTCACCCCTTCGCCAAGGTGGAAGGCTTTCAGGAACCTCCGTCATGTCTAGGACTGGAATAGAAAGGATTATGCCCTGCTCAAAAACCAATGTGTCCGCATAATCTAAATTCGCCTGAATGATATAGCTTGACAGGTTTTCGTCGTTGTAACTTTTCAACGCCAAAATGTCAAACGTATCACCTTCGGCGGTCAAATAATCCTCATATCCGACCACTTCAATTTTCATATGCAAAGTACCCCCTTTCTTCAAACCAGCGTTCCAGCAGGTCAATAAATTCAGGATATTCCGCTTCAATCGCCGCCATGATATCCTCTTTGTCCGCATTGCCTGTGATTTCGATTTTCGGGGAAAAATTGATTTCTCCGATGCTCACGGTTCTGCTGTTGTTGGTTTCCAGCGGGTCAACGTCGTCAGGCAATGCACCCAACATTTGTCCAGCCTTTGCCCAGTAAGAAAGGTTTTCACTTCGGACAGACGGGTCAAAGCTGATAACCGCTTCTGTGCCTGCTTCGCCGGCAATAGATACACCGTTGGTGAAACCACCTTTTGCTAATAATGGCATTGTAGGCAACATCAATCCGAAATGTTTTCCGCCAAACCCAGGTACCCAGTCAGGAATATCCACACTGATACCGTTGATTCCGTTGATAGCTCCATTAATCAGACTGATGACGCTATTAATGGGTGCCTTAACGATACCCACGAGGGCACTGAAACCCGATAGGAATTTTTCTTTAATGCCATTGATGAAGTTGCTAACTGCCATGCTAATACTGTTCCATACGCCTGACAGGAATTCTCCAAGCTGTGCAGCGTACATTTTGACCGTATCCCAGTTTTTATACAGCAAAACGCCAATACCAATGAGGGCACCAATAGCAAGGATCACAAGCCCAATGGGCGATGTCAGAAAAGCCATCGCAGCACCGAATGCCGTTGTGACTGCCGTACCAATTCCGGCAACTACATTCCACGCACCTGTTGCTACTGTCTGTGCTACTGTTGCCGCTGTACTTGCCCCCTTTGCCACCGCGTCTTTTGCGTATAACCCCATAAGGTACAACGTGTCAGCCTTTTCTTTTAGGTGTGCAATCTGTAACGCAGCGAAAGACGTTACCAAGTTGTATATCCCCTTAACCATTCTGACAGTAGAAAATGCGCCTATAACACCACCCAACGTGCCAACAATTGGAATCAGCACATCTGAATGTTCTATCAGGAACAATACCGCGTCAGATGCTAGGTCAATTGCAATAACAAGTCCATCCCCGAATTTTGTTGCCAATTCATCAATTTTTGGCATGAGTTCATTAAGCTTTTCCTGAAATGGCGGTGCAAGGTCTTTCAGTTTTTGCGTGACGTTTGTTGCCGCTGGGGTAAGCCCCATTTCCAACTGCCGACCTATCCCCTGTATTGCCATGTCAAGATTGTCGTATTTTATGTCGCCGATTTCCGCGAGAGCATCACCGGTCAGGTAAGAACTTCCCTCAATGTTGCCAAGCGCAGAAATTGCATCAACACCAAGGTCCTCCCACATGGTGCCGAATAGCTGAACACCTACAGCATCACGCGCAACAGCGTCGTCCATCGAAACAAGGTCACTTATGATCTGCTGGAATGCTATGCTCGCATCGTCTCCACCTGCGGCAAATATCTTCATTACTTCGTTCGCATCATAGCCAAGTGCAGCATACGCTTCTTTCGTTGTGTCTGAACCGTCAATCGCTCTGATAGAAAATTCCTTGACCGCGTCACCTACCTTGTCAAGATTCCATGCACCGCTCTCTGCGCCTTCCTGCATGATAGTGAACATATCGTCAATGTCCAGACCAACTTTTTTAAAATGGACAGAATATTCACTGATGGTGTCAATCAACTCGCCCGAATAGTCAAGCCCGTTCTGTGCGCCCTCTGCAATATAGTTCATTGCGGTATACCCATCAACACCAAAATTCTGCATCAGGGCTTTTGACGCTCTCAAACTTTCATTTACATCGTAGTCAAATACATCTCGTAACATGAGGGAACCTTCTGTTACTCCCGTAAGGTCGCCTTCCAAATCGCCAACGTATTGTTTCGCCGTAGCTACTGCGTCCGCAACGTCCTGCCAGTCCTCGCCTAAATTGCTAACATAGACATTATCAACTGTATCAGACAATTCCTCCATGTCAGCAGCAGTCGCGCCTGTCTTAGCCTGCAAATCGTTCATGACGCTTCCATATTCGTCACCAATTGAAATCATTGCTTTTCCTGCCTGCACAGCACCAACAGTAACACCTGCGCCAATTGCGGCAATAGATGCTCCAACCGCAACTGATTTTGCATCAAGACCGGAAAGCCTTTTTTCAACTTCCTCAAATCCTTTTTTAACGGAAGAATCAACATTCCCTTTCATGTTGATTACGGTTGTAAATATTTTATTTTTTGCCAAAAAATCACCTCCGCTTTCTCTTGAAATGAGGCGGTGAATATTTCATTTTCTTCAATTGCTCATTCTGCTTTTTCAGATCCTCAACGGCTTCGCCGTAATCTCGCAGAAAGTCAATCAATGGCATCTTTTTGATATCGTTTATTCCTGTGTGGAAGTGTCTGGCATATTGTCGGATTGCTCGTCGGAGTGTTTTTCCTCGGAGGTTTCCCCCAACCTCCCTAATGTAAAAAGCAAGCCGATGTTTGAAATGCGGAGAATATCAATCCCTTTGACACGTTCCAGATCAGACATGTCAATATCAGGATTTACAGCAACAATAGCGGCAAATCCAAGATACATATGCAATCCGTAGTCACTTTCACGCAGTTTCGCCGTCATGGTTTTTGTTTTGTCCAGTGCGGCGCATCTGCTACACGCTTCAAGGTACAACATGGAATCAATTTCGCTTGCATCATATTTCAGTTCTGTTACTGTCTGCCCGTTGATTTTGATAGGGTTTTTTAAATACAGTGTGTCTTTCATTCTTTTTTCTCCTTTCCGTTTGCATAAAAAAGCCCCGCAGAAAATGAATCCCGCAGGGCTGTATTTTATATCAATCAAAGCAGGCTATTCGTATTTTTGGTATAGTCTACGCCACCGATTTTCACGATCCCGGCAAGGCGATCAATGAGGAACATTTCCTCTCCGCCTACAAAAAGCTGATAGCGAATAACCGTAAAAGCCATTTCGTTTGAACTTCCTTCTCCGACGGTCATTGCAATACCCGGAATTTTTGTCGGAATACATTTGAAAAATGCCTTGCATCCTACTTCCTTGCTGTTCCCGTTTGCGTCGGTTACATTCTGGACAAACCGCAGTTCAACATTCATTGTTTCTGGCTTCACCATGGAAGTAAAACCCTTATCAACGCCGATTTTGGTAATAACCAATTCCATGTTGTCAATGCGCTGTTTGATAGGGATAGACATAGTACCCATTGCTTCAATTTCAGCCAACACAAAAGCCACTTCCGGCAGTGTTGCTTCAATGTCTTTTGCAGCAAGAACATTGTTCACGTAGCCAGTATTCGCAACGATAGCACCGTAAATATCAATAAAAGGCATGTTTTTTCACCTCTCTATTTCTGTTTTAATATTATTCAAAGTACGAAGAGAATCCCTCGTCTGTATATGCAACTTTCATAGTTCCAGACTTGAATGGAGGTGTCGGGGTAATACGATTGTTCCAAACAAAGTCACCTTCCATAAGCTGTGTTGTGCTGTTTTCGCTCTCTTTGAATTCACAAACAGGCTCACCGATCAAAGCACCAACAGCAACAAGCGCGTCAAGCTTGTCCTGCTCTCTGTTTAGGATGGTATCTGCCATTGATTTTGTCATGGGCGCATCGATTTTAAGCGCATGTTCACGCTGGAAACTATTAGTGACATACATCATCATTCGAATGGATACGTCAAAAATAGACCGCGCATCTGTCACAAGACCATACTTGTATGCAGCGGTATGGTTCCCCCAGAGTACATAGGAACCACCCCAATATACAGCTGTTGTAATACCGTTCTCGTTCAGTCCGTTCGCTGTCTGCTGGTCATATCCTTTGTTTTTGCTTCCTGCGCCGAAATACTGTCTGCCTGCCGGAATCTGTTTATTAGACGGAGTTTCCATAGGAATTCCCGTGTGTGTGGAATCAACCAGACACATAAGCCATGTTGTCAGTGTTGACAGGTGGTAAACAGTGCCATCCTTCAACTGCCATTTTGGATAACATACCTTTGCTCGTTCAGACGTATAGGCGTTATCGTCTTTCCACTTGATAGCCTTTGCAATGGTGTCTGTATCCTCGATAGGAATATCCACGTTGATAAACGCATCCCAGTGACCGTTGATTTTTGTCGCTGCCTGAACCATTGCTTTGTATACTTCCGGCTTGTCACTGTATGCAGGCGCAGCAATGATGTTCGGAATCAGTCCCAGTTCTGGATATACCAAAGAAACACACCCCAAACCTTTATATACGCCCTCCGCGGATACTCCACCGATAATATCAGTGTTCTGAATCAAGGAAACGTCAACCTCATCGTATGTCGCATTTACAGTTGTCAGTGGCACTTCTGCAATGCTTGTAACAATGACTTCACCAGAAGTGAAATCATAATCAATCGTGAAGTCTGTTCCTTCCACCTTGTCTGCCAGAACCAGCGTATCAAGAATGATTGTGTCACTTTTAATTTTTGCTGTGCCGTTGACGAATGTTAATTCCTTTGTCGTTGCTTCGCCAGATTTTTTATGTGTGGCAGGGTCTAAAACATTGATAACAACAATCGGGGCTACATTGGAAACCTCGTTGCTGAAATGTGCTGCAAATACTTCACACAGAGAGAACTTCTCCCAGTCAGAAGAATAGCCGAAACTTCCCTGCGCCGCAGCCATGGTTTTTAACTGCAATGGCGCATTCACGTTGCCGATTTCCTCATACCCACGCACAAGGTTGACAGGGGCAACGCCTACATATACGGGGATTGTATCAGTCGCAACAGGCACAAGCCCGATAGACTTGTCAAATTCCCCGTATGTACCATGTAAATATGCCATGTTCTCAACTCCTTTTTTCAAAGTTTCAAAGTAAATCGTTATATTCTGGGATGTTGCGCACAATGGGTCTTTTGACTGCAAATTGTACGCATGCAAACCAGAATGGATACAGGTCGGAAATAGCCTCCTGTTCTTTCAGTGGGTAAAACTTAACCCCAGCACTGCGGTCAATTTCAATACCGTTGATTGTGTGTGTGCTTTCAACCGCCCGCAAGGTAACATCTAACCAATTCCACACATCACGCCAACCGTCGTATCTGCGTTCAAAGTACGCTTCTGCCTTTTCCCCAGTCCATTGATGGACAATAGAGTGGTCTTTTTCGTCAGGGAAAAAATAATCTTTCCCGTGTACCCCCGGATTCCACGTTGCAAGACAAAACTCAATTGTTATGCTCCCGGTGTTTCTTGTCAAATCGTCCTCACCATCAACTATCTTTACCCATAACGACGGAATCGGTGACAGAATGGAGGGCGGCAGTTTTTCTCTTGATGGTACGAAAAAAGGAAACACCGCGGGTGTTATCAGCTTATATTCGTACCCTGCCGAATTGCTTTCATTGTCGTCTTCCGGCGGCATTTTTAGGCTTACTCTTTCGCATATTTCAGCCCTTGCCCAATCCACAATTTTGTCCACAATTTCCACAACAGTCAATTTTTTCGCCCTCCCATCCAGTTACATTACAATGTTTTCGCGCAGGGCAATAGTGGACACGCCCATGTCCTCCTGCCAATCGTCTATAATACACTCTCGCCCGTTGATATTGATATTTTCTCCTGCCGCTCGACGTTTTGGTAAGTCCTCTGTTCTTGCGTAGAACAATGTAGCACTTTCGGCAACAGCCAAATCCTGACCGCCCTGACGGTTTTTCAGTTCGTTGTTATCAAGCACAATAAGAATGTTTTTGCCCTCAACCTTTGCTTCCACTCCAAAGAACTCAACGTCAATAAAAACGCCCAAGCGGTCAGCGGAAACCATATCTTTGAACCCTGACATTACTGCACCGCCTCCGCAGCGTCAAAAGAAGGTGGCTGTTCTGCTCCGTCGCTCTCCACTTCGTCGTATGCTACAAGTGCCTGTTTGATAGATTTGATAAAATCAGCCTTTTTTGTGCCGACTTTGAACTTCACGCCGAAAGGTTCCGCGAATTTTTTCAGTTCATCCAACGTCATTTCCTCAAGGTTTACTTCCTGAACCTCAACTTTCGCTTCGTCAAACTCCGTTTCGTCGCCTTCTCCTGTGCCTTCGTCACCATCATTTTCAATGGTTACGCCGTCAGGAATTTCGTCGCAGCCGTAAACATGCGCGCCTGGGTATTTGTCGTCGCAAACAGGTTCCGCAACCCCAAGACCGAAAAGGCGTTCTGCCTTATCCTCATCCAGAAAAAAAGGGGCGTCATTTGCTGTCTTTCTTGCAACCGTATTTCCTACGATATGACCGTATGTTCCCTTTGTGATCTTGACTAAAATCTGTTCCATGTGTATTCCTCCTTCCAGATTACACAGTTACTTTTGCAGAAACCCAAGGGTTTTTCTTGTTTGGAATCAGCAGAGGGCAGGAAGTCAGCATTACTGTTCTTGTATTGCCGTCTGCGTTAGAAACATACTTTGGTACTCTCTGACCTGTATATGTGTGGAATTCGCCGTCGGACTGTTCGACCTGTGTTACCGCACCGTACACGGTACGACCTGCGTTTGGTGTTGTCAAAATAACCTGACCTTCTCCGATGTAAGGAGTATCTTTGCCGGATTCGTTTTCGTATGTTTCTTCATAACAGAATACGTCAATCATACGTCCACGAACATTCAGGCGCATAATTCTTGCGACACCATCAGGCAGGACCATAGGGTCAACCTGACCGATATTGTAGTTACGAATATCCAGCAGTTTCAGGATGTTTTCGTCATTCAACATAATGGTCGCGACATCAGGCGCAACGATCAGGTCAGTAGCAGGCAGACCGCGACTTGTCAGCATAGAAATCATTGCAGCAATATCATCAATGATTTTTGCGCCTTCCTGTCCCCATTTCGTAGCAGGTGTATAGGTGGAAGGATTGGAACCTCCATCGTAAAAATGGATTTCCAAATCATCCGCTTTGGTGTGGTCGTCCGCAATGTGCTTCATGACGCAGCCATTAGTCAGCATAGTTTCAGCCGCCATTACTTCTTTGCGGCGGATGATAGTGTCGTCCAGATCACGAATATCACGCAAAATCATAGTCAGCTGACGCTGTTCAGGTGTAAGCTGTGTCAGGATTGCTTCACCGAAACCACGTTTTTTCAAATCATCCAGCGTGATTGTTGTTTTAGGCGCAATACGCGGGGGTGTGAAACGCTCCATGTAGGAACCTTTGTGCTGCATAGTCACGCCGCCTTTACGGGGTGCGACAAAAGGCGCAATCTTCTTGTCACCGTCGCGGTATTCAATCAGTACGTCGTCTGTATTGAAAATGTCTGTTGCCGCATTTGTAGGGAAATATCTATCCTGCAGAAATGTAGTGGGCGGTGTAATCTGTTCTACCGCCATCAAAAGGGTATGTGTGCTGTAAATATCCAGTGCCATAGTTTTATAACCTCCTTTTTTATTACAGAGCATCGGACAGCAGAATTCCGCCTTTGCGCAGAGCTTCTTTGTCCTTGTATGTCAGTACATACTCACTCTTTGTAATCAGTTTGTTTGTGGCAAAATGACCTGTTCTGTATGCGAGTGCGGTTGCTTCACTTGTAGCGTCGACATCATCCGCAAGAATACAGTTCGCTTCTGCTGTACCGTCACTTTCCGCAGAAATCAGTTTCATTTTACCGTCTGCCAGTGTCATTGCCAGAACAGAGCCGCGGGACAGTTTACCCTCTCCGGCGGCAATTGTAACGCTGTAAACGTCAGCAGGTGGGAAGTTGTCAACAATCAGACCATCATAAGATGTTTCGCCGATTTTTTCGTTCATAAGTTTAGCCATTATTTTTTACCTCCAATCATTTTGAGTGCTTCGACAGCAACATTGACTGTGTCTGTTACTTTGGATTCGTCAGATTCTACGCCTTCGTTTCCTTTGTTTGGTACAGACACGACACCTTCTGTCGCCTTACTGTCATTGTCGATTTTGTTCAGGACGGAATTTCTGATTTCCGCTTCCTTTTGCATTGCTACAAGCGCAAGGTCAGCCGCATTCATAGGCTTTTCGCCGTATTTTGCGTTCTTGACAATTTCCTTGTCTGCAATAGCGTTTTCGATTGCTTCAATTCCCTGCAATCTGTTTCTTTCACTGCTTACACCCTCTGCTCTTCCGGATTCTTTTGCTGCAGATTCGATCTGAGTTGTAAGTTCTGGGAAAGCTGCTTTCAATTCTTCTACTGTTTTGATTTCCATACTTTCTTTACCTCCTGTCAAATTTTTATTTGCATTATCCTGTTGGTTATGTTCCACAGGCAAAGCACTTTTGGAAACTGGGATGCTCTGCGGGATGCAATTCATCCCTGCTGTTGAAAATCTCACCCCGTTTGAAATCAGATAATTTCTGTCATGGGAAAGTCGCATTGTTACGGGGATGCTGTCAATGACTTCATCAGCCAGACCAGCGTCAACGGCTTCCTGCCCAGTCAGCCATGTTTCTCCGCTCATAAGGTTTTTGCATTCTTCTTTTGTTTTTCCGCTTCTCTCCGCATAAACACCGATTGCGGCATTATTATGGGCGGTAAACTGTTTGATAATTGCTTTTAACTGCTCGGTGTTGTAATAATCAAACAGCAAGGCGGAAACTCCATGGATCATCAAATTACTTCCAGCGTTCATTTTTCGAGTGTTGCCAGCCTGAAAAATGATGGATGCCGCCGACGCAGCTAGACCATCATTGATGGTTGTGATATTCCCCGGAAGTGCTTTCAGTCGGTTATAAATGGAAAGCCCAGCATAAAAATCACCGCCCACGGAATTGATGTGGACATTGATATTTGCCTTGTTCTCGATTTCTTTCAAGTCGTCCAAAAATTCATCCAGTGCAATGAAATTGCCGGGAATCTTCTCACCTGTCCACCAGTCAACTGGATATTGGCTTACAACCTCACCATACATATTAATTTCTGCCGTATCATCATCCAACACAGAAATGTTATATGCCTTGACAGGCTCATTTTTCAATACCTGCAATTCTCTCAACCTCCTTTTTCACTTCACTTTTTACAGCTTGTGTTATCATGTTTTGAAAAATCTGTTCAGCCTGCGTCCGCTGTTCCTCACCATTTGCCACACGCAGGCGTTCATTTTCCGTAATCAGACGGTCAATGTTCGCTGTATACTTGCCACCGTTAAGCTTAATTGTTTCGGCTTCACGGGTAGATAGACCGTTTTCGATTGCCATAATTGCAGCCGAAATTTCTTTAGTAGGGTCAAGTTGCCCAGCAGGTGCTCCGATCCACTCACTTCCCAAATACGCCTGGCGTGCCAACGGGTCTGTGAAAAACGCTGGCGCGTAAATACGCCCAAGTGCAACGGCTTCTGTTAGCCAGATTTCGTATGTCGGTCGGCAGAGGTCATTTGTCAGCCATTCCCTTCTCATCTTGAAAGATTTCCACGCTTCCAGCAACGCGGCACGGCTTGCAGAGTAGCTTGCATTGAATGATTTCAGTAATAGATCAGCCGGAACCTCAAGCGCAGCTCCTGTCTGTTCGCAAAGTGACCGCATGAATACATCAAAACCGCTGTTAGGATGGGTCGGCGCACCGAATTTAACATCTTCTCCAGCTTTCAAAACATTGATGGTTCCCGCGCCCATTTCATATTCGTTTTCGTTATCTGACACCTCATAATCATCGTCACCCAATGCTTCATTCATGGGAATTTCGTTCTGTGCTTGCTCTGTTGTAATAAAAGCTGTGAAAAAGCTTTGCACCAGTGCGCTCATAATCTCCGCTTCTGTGTATCTCCTCATTTGCAGAATAGGCTCAATGACCTGCGCTAAGTACGGAACACCACGGAACTGTTCAGGGCGTTCACTATCCATTATGTGAAGAATGTTTGGTAATCCGCTTTCTTCTCCGTATGCTTCAACCCTTACGAACTCTGTCGGTTCTAGTGTGGATTGATACGGGTGCTTGTTCGCAATATGATATGCCTGTATACTTCCGTTAAAATTGATCTCCACTCCATCATAGATTTTATTGCCGCTCTCCGTCGTTCCTGTCGTTCTGCCCAAAACGCCGTTGCAAAACGTCAGCGGTGTCCTTACTCGGTCGGCTTCTACCAGATGTAGGCGCAGACCATACGGCAGTAGTGTCGACCTGTCAAAATGTTTTACAACCGCAAACACATCACCTGATAACAACCAAGATATAAGGGCAAGCTGTTGCATTCCGTAGAAGTCATTTACACCAGTAGCGTCACAGGCTCGCTTGTTGCTCGCCCAAAGTTCAAACTCCGCTTCTGTCCTTTCCTGCCATGCTTCCGCTTCCTCCTGCGTCATACCTAAAATATGGCGGTTGATAGTGCTTTTCAATTTCAGCCCATTTCCTACTACATTCGTTCGCACTGTTCTGATTGCACTTGTGGCAATAGCAGAGGACATATAAAGCATTCTTGACCTTTCACGTAACGTCCTGTTATTGTCATCAATATCCTCGTTTGGTGCTCCGCTGTTCGGAATCATTGCTTTTAATGATTTCTTTGTATAGCTTGCTCCGCTCTCCGAATATCCTTTATTCATGACGCTGAAATGGTCTCTTTTTCTGGCTATACGTCTGTTCATTCCACTTTTCCCCCATCCTTTCTACATGAAAAAAGCACCCGTAACGGTGCTTTGTTTATGTTATCCTGCAAAAAAACGCAGAGAATAACCGACATTATAACGAATTTATGTGTTTTTATAGCATAAATGTGTCATTAATAACATTTTTCTAAATGTCTCGTGGAACAACCCCAAATGCCTTTCTTGGCTTCTTACCCGCTATCTGCCCTTCCAGCATATCAATTTCCTGTTCCAGTTTTGCAATGGTTTCTTCCAAAGACGGCAAATCCAAACGGGTCAGACTGCGGCTGCCAATGGTGTATGACTGCACGCCGCCCTTGAGCAAAGCCGTATAAGCATTGTATGCCGCTTCCAACTGCGCCTGTTTTCTTTCCAGCCGCATCTTCAGCAGTGTTTTGTTTTCCATCATGTGCCTCCTTTCTACCAGCCTTCTTCCATGGTACGGTTTTTCCGCACACGGTTTCTTTTGGGCTTGGTAGGCTGTTGTTCTTTCGTTGTTCCCCGCAAACGTTCCGCTACGGCATACAAATCCGGGTCCAGCACACGAAAAGCCGCAAGGGCATAGTTGCGGCAGTCCAAGGCTTCGTTTCGCTCATGCCCCAACAATTTCACCCATGCCCAACGGGTACGCCCTTTTTCTGTTTTCATGACCAGCTTTTCCGACAGCAATCCGCTGAAATACAAACTGTCATATCCTCGCTCCGATTCCTTTGGGAAATGACAAAATTTCGCGCCGGGCTCCTGCACCTTCAAATTACTCATGATGTCCGTTTTCCCCGCATCAACGCCAATGGCATAAAGCCACGCGAAGCCCACAGCCTTGCCGTTTACCACCATTTTCACTTTGGAAGGCGGCTTTGTGTAGGGAATGCCGTCACCACCATAACCTTTGATGGCAAATACCCGCTTATAAATGCGTTTGGCACATTCCCGATAAACGTCTTGAGTTTTATGACCGCCGCTGTCCACAAAGGTCATGGAAATCTTCAGCCCTCTTTTGGGATCTGCAAAAGAATATGTTTTGTCAATGACGCCGTCCAGACGCTCCCAAACTTCCTTGTCGTGGGGATCGCCCATAATCATGCCTTTTTTGATGCCCCATGTTTCGCCATAGTATCCGTGTCCCACTACTTCGTATTCTAAACGGTCATCTTGCGTATCCACACCACAAGTCAGTACCAGCACACCTTCCGGCAGCTCAATGGGACTGCCGTCTGCTCGGGTGCCGTAAAGTTCCCGACGGGACAACATAGTATCTTCATCCTCCAGATCGCCACGATCTTCCCATAGTTTCCCCAGCATGGTGTTATAGACAACTTTCAGCCGCTGGGGGTCTTTTCTGGCACGAAGAAAGGCATAAATGATTTTCTCCCACGGCTGCCATGGAGAGGAAAAGCCCTTCAGCCAAAAAGAACGGTGTCCATGGGCAATGGCTTCCGGGTACGCCGCTACCCATTTGGAAGGCTGTTTCCGCATTTCCTGTTCCGTTGCCATATAGCCGCAGTCCGGGCAAACCCAGTAAATATCTTTGACCAGATAATCCTTCTCTCGCCCCTGCTGTATGGTGTCAAACTGAAAATGGATGTCGTCAAAATCAATTTCATGAAAGACATCACAACAGGGACAAGCCTGTTGCCATGTTTCCTGTGTCCCTTCCAGAAAAGAAGTTTCAATGGCAGAGGCGCCTTTGATGGTTGGCGTGGATACGTCCACCATTTTATGATTGAAAAAAGTGGTGGTGCGGGCTTCTGCCAGTTTCCACGGGTCCCCTTCATTGCCTGCGGACAATGCCCATCTGTCCCGTTCGTCTCCCAGAACATATTTTACAGGCGTAGACGCCAATGCCGAGGCACTATTGGAACCAATGATGGTGAGCATGCCGCCGGGAAAACTTTTCTGCAATACCGTATTGCCGTTTTCCCTTGCCTTGGCTTCCGTCACTTTTCCGCTGATTTTTTTGCAGTCCCGAATCATGGGCGCAATACGCAGACGGCTGAACTTTTTGGCTTCTTCAATGCTGGGCTGTATGTATAAAATGCTGCTGGGGTCCTGATCGATGATGAACGCCGCAATGTTAAGCTGAATCTCCGTTTTTCCCACCTGAGAGCTTGCCACCACAGAAATTTTCTCTACTTTGGGGTCTGTGAAGGCGTCCATGATTTCCACCATATAGGGCGTTCTTTCGTTGCGCCAGCGCCCAGCTTCCGCGCTGCTTTCCCGTGACAGCACTCTGTATTTTTCTGCCCATTGGGAAACGGTGAGGGCTTCCGGCGGTTTGTAATTGGCAAAAGCGCGGGAAAATGTGCGGATTACCGACGGCACATTATGGGGTTTCTTCGTCATAGACTTTGTTCTGCATGTTGGCGCGTTCCCGCATGCGCTTATGGTAGGCTTCTTTGTCGTATCGAAAAGTGGATAAATCCTCCAGCATAGCCTGTACTTCCTTGCGGATGCGTTCTGCCGCTTCTGCCGCAGTGGAAATATGCGCCAAATCCACCGCTAGTTTGTTAGGCAGCGCCATAAGCATGGCACGCACCTGCATCACATGTTCCGTTGTGATCTGCTCCACATCTTCTGACCGATGAAGCTCCCCTTTGAACTCCTGCAGCTTCAATTCTTCCATTTCCGCTTTTGCCTGTTTGAACCGCGCTTCCGCTTCAATTTTCAGACTTTCGTTTTCCTGATCTGTTGCTTTCTTTTCTCTTCCATTGGCTTTATCGGAAAGATACTGGATGTAGCTTTTGACCGTTGGAAACAGATCATACTTGATTGGACGCCCTTCCCCTTGGATGATGCCTTCTGTTTTGAGCTGTTCCACCCTTCTGGTTGTGACGCCAAAAATGGAAGCAATGGTTCGTGTAGACTGTAAATTCTTTTTGGTTTCTGCCATTTCTCCACCTCCTTGGAAACGAAATGGGTCAAAAAAATTTCTGCAAAAATAGAGAGATTTTGGGCTCGCCAGCACCACAGTAGATAAAGTTGGTTTCACAGTACCTGTGGAATGCCTGCACCATGCCTTTGCTTCATTTTTCTTTATTTTACAGTAAAATTATTTCATGTATCTACTCATATGTTGGTCAAGACGTTTACCGATATTCTTGCTCAAAACATCATCGATCTTTTTTTCTACCCTCTTACTGCTTACCATCTGGGGCATGGATATTGTCTTGCGTACTTCCAAATCATCACGTCTTTGACTGACACGCTGGAATGGAATATAGTTCGTTCCACCCTCATGTTTGTTTCCTGTATGCAGAAGCATATTGGGTGATTTCGGGCTATTCCGGCTGCCTTGCTTCCGGAAGTTCTTACCCAGTTTCTTTCTTTGTTCTTTGGTAAGCTTTTTAACAACGCCCAATTTCTTAACATTGCCTTTCAAAATTTCAACGGTAAGAGTGTAGTTACCGCTTTTATACGGCTTCTTCGGTTTCATCCCAAAATGTGTTGGTGTCAACAACCTTCCTCTGTATACCAGGGATACGCTTTTGATTGTCTTTCCCTTTACAGCAATACTCCCGACAGATACATCCCCGGATTTCGATGGTCTAATTTCATTTTTTTTGATGTTGTAAACACTCACAACTTCACTTGCAATCCATCCGGGCGCACGGCTCTTAAAATCACTGACAATCCTCTTTTCAACTATTTCTGGCGCCTTCTGTAATTTGCGGAATTCTTTTTTCATTTTTTTGTAGTCTTTTATCCCAATGGTGAATGTGTTTCCCATTAAAATCACCTCCCGAGGAAAAAGAAAAAGGACGCCCCGTAAGGCGTCCCCAAAAGAATGGAGTTCCATTTATGTCTTTTTTCACGATAACATTTTACCATATATTTGTAGGACATAATAGGACATCTTTATGAAATTTCAAAATGCTGCAACGCATGTCCATGAATTCTAGTAATATTTCGGTAACTGTACCCCATTTCTACTGCAATTTTCTCCCAGCTTTGTCCAATAAGATAACGTCTAGACAGGATTTCTTGTTCTGTTGGATCCGGGACCATGCTGATCTGCTGACGGATTTCCCGGTAAGTCACCATCTGCATTTCTTTTTCTGCTTCCAGTTCCCTTACCAGCTCGTCCCATCTTGCTGCATACCCAGACAAATCAGATGTACCTCTTCCGCGGGGCATCCCGTCCCCTAACCCAACAGGGCTTGTCTTGCTGGAACGCAGTTCTTCGATTTCTTCCTGAATCATTTTCGCCCTGCGCTTTGCTGCCTGATATCTGCGCAGGTACTGCTTCTTTTCCTCATTGTTCATCGGTATTCCCTCCCTGTTGGTTTATGCCGGATCTGGATACGCTCAATAAGATCAAAATCACAGATACGCAATAAATCTTTGATTAGTCTGATGATGCGGTTGGCATCTTCATCGGCTTCCATTTCTCGTTTATGTATGGCATGTAAAACTGGCGACGCAGTCGGGTCATGGTATCCGTTGCCATTGCGGCTGAGTTCGTCCATATTCAGTCCTCCTTGTCATCCACTTCGTAGTTTTCAAAAATCCACTGCAAAGCGTTCACATATTCCTGTTTCGTTATGCTGTTAAACGGCATACCGTTTTTAACAACAATACTTATAGCCTCCATTTTTTCGGCGTTACTTTCTTGACTGTTATAGATATTGCAAAAAATTGCAACTGCTTCACTTAATTTCATTTTATCACCTGCCAGTTTCATTAAATAATCCAATTCTCGCTTTTACCATATGATGTTCCATAGCTGCAGCAATACTCATACCATGGTTACGGGCAAACGTAACAGCATACTCTCCGGCTGGGTTAAGCATTTTATCAGGTGCTTCACTACCTGCAGTGACTTCTGCTTTTTTAAGTTTCCCCTTGTCATTACATGCCTCATTGCAAGGCTTATCAAACTTCGAACAATAATTACAAGGTGTCATATACACACAAAAAGTCGTATTTTTATTTACCATCATAGTCACTCCTCCTTATCGTGAATATTTATAACAAAAAATCTCTCTGATTCTTCAGTCCACCTAAAAAATATACGTTCCCGCAATCAACATAAACAGCATATTCACCACGCAAGGTGAACAAAACATTTTCATATAATTCATCTAAAGTATCATAGCAATCATAATTGTATACATTGATCGCATCACCTCTTATTTTCCCAACCCATCTTGATTCTTTTGGTATATCGTTTTTATCGCTGGAAACATATACTCTGTGGTGCCCATCTCCAAATCCATTCGGCAAATTAAATCTAAAAGACGCATTACCAATTAAAAGGCAACCCCCATCGCAAGCATAAATTCTTTTCTTCATTTTTCCTCACCTCACGAATGTTCTCTATCCTCCAAAACCTGTTTTTAGCTCTGACTACGCTTCTTCATGGGTGGTATCCTGTTCTTTGCATTTTTCGACTAAACCGTTATTTAGATTCCATAAAACTCCTTCGCAATCTCGTTTAGACCAACCACAAACAAATTCTCTCGCCTCCTCGATGCAAGAAAATGCCGCCAAAAATTTATTGTTATTTTCTCCATCAAGAACAATAGCTGCTCCGTTTGCTTTATCTCCATCTAAACGATAAATCTTGTACCTTTCTTCCCATATTTCTACAAAAACATCACGTAATTTCATTCCAACCACTCCAGTCTCACAAGATCGTTTCATAACATTCCTTATTTTCATTCCACTTAACTGCAATCAAATATTCGCATTTCGGGCATTTAATGTCAGCCATATCCACTGCCAGATTAGTCATAGCTTTGGAACTCCAACCGCATTCACATTGCTGCTGCAAATGATGCATATTTTCTTCCTTCAGCACAGTAACCTTTCCACAGTCTGGACAATAATGTTTTTTCGTAGGTTCTTTGGATACCCAGCCTTTTTCTGATCCGCAGTGGTCGCACTTGATATAAAGCGGTCCAGAATATTTTTTGCCTGTTTCAACTGGTTCTTGCTCCATTTTATATCTAGGTGTCGTTTTATCTTTTTCCCCTGTAGGTACCAGATCGGGTACGCCTTCTGTCCGTTCAGCTGCACTTTTCGCAACTCCGCCAGTCAGTTCAATCAGCTGCAACGAAAGATGGGTAAATAACTGGTCACTTTCCTTTTCCGGAAGCTTCCATATCAGCTTTTTATTTTCAGTTTCAATTTTCAGCATATTATACTATCTCCTACATCAGTTAACGACTAAATGTCTAAAATGTTAATTCAATTTCTTCAATGTCATAAGCGCTGATAGTTTTACCTCCTCCAAATTTATTGCTCTTATTGTTCGAGTTAATCTATTTTTATTTTCCAGACATTTTTCCAAATGCTTTATTCTTTCCTTACAGCTTTGTATTGCTACATCAAAATCATTTAAGTTTTCAACGTTTTGTAACAAAACATCTTCCAACATACTTACCGTTTCTCGCAAAATCCGGCAGCCATGCACCCCACAATTATGTTCATAGGCACATCCTAGGCAAACTAAACTTCCCGTTTCTACTTGCATCCTCTTGAGTGCCTTTATCAAATCTTTCAAAACCATCATGATTTCACTTTCCTTTCTTCAGCACCTCATCCTCATTTTTCTTCATGGTCTTTGTCCCCTTTCGCGCACCCGCATTTCTCCGGCTCATTCTGGCAGCTGTTCTTGCATTTTGGTCTGAACCCACAGTCCGCACAGCATACATTTCCATGCCTGCGGTCGCAGTTGAACAGCGTACACATCCTCGTTTTTTTCTTCTTCATCTTCCCCAATCCTTTCCATTGCTGTTGATGAACCGCAAACATACGGCTCCCACCTGCATCAGCTCCGCAGCACATTTCATGGCGTCGTTATAGATTTCTTCTGCAATCCCTGCCGCTGCGTCCTCCGCATCTTCTCTGATCTTGCCCCACATTGCTTTCATGTCTTCTCGCAGACTTTCCATTTCTTCCTGGGCTTCTTCCACTTCTTCCAGCAAAACGCCGTATCCTTCATGGGCACTGTGGAACACGCCCCACTTTGCTAAGATTTTCTCGTATTCTTCTTCCGCCGCAGCTTCCATTTTTTCTAAGATTTTATACATGCTTTCCCCTCCTCAAAATTAAAACGGCAGATCATCATCCTCGATATTCTCACTCACTGGATAGAACCCATCTTCTGCCGGTTCTCTCCGTGGCTCCTCGTTTTTGCTTCCCGCAAAATGCTGTTCCTCCACCACTACTTCAATGTTTCTTCTTTTGTTTCCGTCCTTATCCGTCCAGTTCCGCACCTGCATCCGCCCAACGATTCCAACCATCTGCCCTTTGGAAAAATATTTCTCCGCAAAGGTAGCAGACTTCCCAAACACAATACATGGAATAAAGTCCGCTTCCGTTTCGCCTTCCTTTTTCCACCTTCTGTTGACAGCCAGCGTATACCGCCCCACTGCAACCGGATTTTCTCCCTCGGCGTATCGGATCTCTGGATTCTTTGTCAGCCTGCCCATCAATACCACTTTATTCATCTTTTCTTCCTCCTTATGTAATTCCGCACTGCTGCCTTTTTCCGTTCGTCCGCTTCATGTTCTGATTTTCTTTCCTTCCACATTTCCGCTTTCAGCTTTTTCTGTTCTGCATCCCAGTTTTTATACTGGTCACAGCTGCCATGGCATTTTTCATGCCGCTTCTGGCAGTCCTTACATG